GCAGACACAGCAACCCGCCGCGCCGCCGGCCGATGATCCGTGGGGGCGCGCCGGCGGCCGACCAATCGTCATTTGGGGGACTTCGGCAAACCGGATCCGGAACCGGAATTCTAAAGGAGGAAGCAATGAAAGCCAGCGAACAGCAGGTGCTCATCCCGCAGGAAGCGACACCGGACACGCTCATCGACCTCATCGGCAAGACGCAGCAGGTCACCAAGGCCGCGGCCGTCGTGCTCAAGGCATGCCGCAACGTCATGGACACCAAAAACAAGCAGGAGCACATCGACAAGTGGGGCGGCATCCACGCCATCACCGAAGCCGTGTACGACTGCGCAGACCTCGCTCAGCGCATCCTCGACGCCGGCCTGGCCATGGAGAACATGTGCGCCAAGCCCGCCACGTCACGGCAGATGATCCTCATCGACGACCTGCGCCGCAGCCTCGACATGGAGGATGGCGACGTGGAGGCGTCCATCGACCCGGACACCGGCGAGATCGGCTAAGCCTCCAAGGAACCCGAACCACGGAAGGAGAAGAAGAATGTGGTTCATCATCGACGACCAGATGGCCGACGACAGGCGCATCCGACGCCTACCGCTCGCCACCGTGGGCCTGTGGGTCAAACTCTGCGTCATCCACTCCAAAGGCGTCTCGATGCAATCGAAGGACCCGTCGGCGTATCCCGGCCACTTCGACCAGCTCGACCTCAAGGACGCCGGAGGCACCATGCGCCAGCTCCAGCAGCTCATCGATGCGGGACTCATGGAGGAGCACGACGGCGGATGGCGTCCCGTCTACGCCGAAGGCATCTGCAGGGAGCCACGAGTGCTGACCGAAGAGCAACGCGAGGCGCGCCGAAAAGCCGGAAGCAAGGGAGGCCGCCGTAAGGCCGCCAACCAAAAGGCCAAGCAAACGTCGGGCGACTTGCCGGAAAACAGCCAAGCAAACGGAGAGCAAAACGGTAGCAAACCGTCTAGCAAGTTGCTAGGGGACAGCCAAGCAAAAACATGGCATAAAACCGATACCGATACCGATAATCCCTCTCCGACCCCTCCCGCCGGCAAACCGAAGCAACCCGCCACGCCGGAATCCGGCTTCGACCATTTCGCCGAAGCTATCCCGGATCCGTCGGCGCGAAAGGCCGCAAGACCGAAGCCGAAGCCAGAGCCCTGTACGCGGCCATCGCCGGAAACCCCGTCGAACTGACCCGACTCCAGACCGCGCTCCGCCGCTACAAGCGCGCCGTCAACGACGGTCAAATCCGCAGCGGCCACATCCCACGGCTCAACACATGGCTTCGCGACCAATGGGAAACCTGGGCACCCGAGCCAATCTCGCCGCCGCCAAGCCACAAGCACACCTGGAACTGCGAACACGTCCACCAGCTCATGGATCCGCATGAGGACGCATACGACCACACCGGAAGCCTCCGCAACGGCAATCCAAGCGAATGGTGGAAGGCATGCCAGGCGTGCGCAGACGAACTCAACAACCAAGAAACCAGCAAGGAGAAGCAATGAGCAACTACCAAAGCAACGAAATCAAGCTCATCAACACCAGCCTCATCGACCCCCACCCGGACAATCCACGAAAGCAGATCGGCGACGTGACCGACCTCGCGGCCAGCATCAAAGCCAACGGCCTGCTCTCGCCGCTCTCCGTCGTACCCAACGGCGAGCGCTACAGGGTCATCGCCGGCCATCGTCGTCTCGCCGCATGCAAGCAGGCCGGCACCGGAGCCGTGCCGTGTTTCGTGCTTGACTTAGACCCGTTGCAGCAGTTGGAGGCCATGGTCACCGAGAACTGCCAGCGCGAACAGCTCACCGTGTTGGAGGAGGCTGACGCCATCCAGGGCATGCTCGACCTCGGAGCCACCACCGCCGCCGTCGCGCACAGGCTCGGCCGAAGCGCCGACTATGTGCGTGACAGAGCGAAAGCGGCGAGCATCAAGGCGGACGTCAGGAAGACACGCGACGACTTCGACCAGCTCACCATCGGCCAACTCATGGCCATCGCACGATACGACGGCCAGCCGGACCGTCAGGAACGCCTCGCGCACGCCGCGGGGACCTCGAACTTCGACTACATCCTCCACAACATCGAAGTGGAAGATCGCCGGAGCCAGTGGTTCGCCGATGTCTCCGCGCTCCTCGCCACCGGCACCACCGGTCTCAACGTCATCGAGGATCCCGGAGAGACCTTCTCGGATTCCGAATGGCATTACTCCGGCGCCATCTTCCCCGCCGCGGGTACTCCGGAAGAAACCATCGAAGAGCTCCGCAAGCAGAATCCAGACGCGGTCTCCGTCCATGAAGCGACGCAGACGATATACCTCTGGGATCGTCGTGATGCGGCCGCCGAAGCCGAAAAGGAAGCCCAGCGAGCCGCCGAACAGGCCGAACGCGACGCCCGACAGCACGTGCTCGAGGAATACGCCGCCACGACGGCTGACAAGCGCATGGCATGGCTCCACGGCCATCTCCATGCCATCAAGCGCGCCAAGCTCATCGAGACCACGGCAAGGCTCGGACTCCTGCAGATCATCGACCCATTCCCAAACGGCTTCACCGACGCCCTCACCAGCTGGAACGAACACAGCGGCAGCCGCAAGGAATACGAGAAGATCACCGGCATCACAGCCGAAGACGCCCCGACAGCCGCGCGCATCAGCCTGCAGACCGACGACTGGCCATTGGAAGCAGCATCCATCCTCGCCGCACGTTTCGAATGGTTCATCGACCCGACCGACTGGACCGCCGTCAACGACACCAGCAGACGCATTCCCGGCTACTACCAGATCCTCCAAGACCTCGGATATACGCCCGCCGACGACGAAACCAGCCACCTCGACCAGCTCATCGCAGCCATCACCGAAGCCGACTCCGACGAAAACGAAGAAGACGAGGAGAACAACCAATGACCAGGGAACAACTCGACAAACTCAGCCGCCTCCTCACCGACACCGCCCAGACCGCCAGCACAATCGAACTGCGAGCGCTCGCCGGTGGCAGGGCGGATGACGGCATCGTGGCGATGGCGGCCGGGTTGAGGGCCAATTGCACTTCGTGTTTGGTGCTGGTTGACGGCCTGATGCAGGAGGGGGTGCGTTGTGAGTGAGTTTGCTGATTCGAAGCGTGCCGCCTTGGAGCGGCAGGGATGGCATTGCCTGCGTTGCGGGACGAACATCCATGATCCGTCATGCTGGCCTGGACGCTCCGGCCATCACCGTCAACTGCGGCGGGCGGCGGATCCGGATGTGAGGCACAGTCCGGCCAACATCGTCGAGCTGTGCGGTTCTGGTACGACCGGCTGTCATGGGTGGGTCCATCAGCATGTGAAGGAGGCCGAACGCCTCGGGCTGATAGTCCCGCTCGGCGCGGATCCGCGTGATGTGCCGGTGTTCGACTGGCGAGGCCGATGGCTCCGGCTCAACCAGGACGGGACAGCCATCACGCTCACCCAGACCGAAATCATCCTCCTCCAGACGAAAGGAAACCGACAATGAACGAAGAAGCGGCCAAGCCCGACGCGCTCCTGTGGTTGGACTTCGAGACAACCGGCATCGATAGGGCATCGTCCCTCCCGCTGGAAGTCGGCATGGAATGCACCGACGTGTTGGGCGAACAATCGTTCGGATCGCTGACGCGCATCATCCGTCCGGCCAGCCTGGACCTGCTGGATATGAGTCCTGTGGCGTTCTCGATGCACACCGACAACGGACTTCTGTTCGAGCTGCTGAACAGTTCGTTTCGCAATGACAGCATCGGCGCCGTGGCCAACGCGGTCGAGGAATATCTTGACTCGCTCTCGCAGCGGTTCACGCTCATCCCGGCGGGAACAAACGTGGACTTCGACATGGCTTTTCTGGCACGGCTGAACCTGCGGCCAAGCGCATGGCTGAGCTATCGAAAGTTCGACTTGACCGCGCTCCGCCGCTACCTCACATTCCTGCAATGCCCGGAAGACCTATACAAGGACCACCAAAGCCCACACAGAGTACGCGACTGCATCCAACGCGACATCAACGACTACAGGAGGTACCGCGAACTCCTGAAAGGGAAGTGGTGATGAGCATCGCAGCAGTGATCCTCCTATGCGCCGCCATCCTGATCGGCTGGATGGCCAACAGGCCATGAACCGTACCAACTATGAAAGGAACCTCGGAATGAAACAGACCATCAACCGCATCTTCAACCGCGTCGGCGACTGGTTCGCCACGCTGTTCTCCCTCGCCGCGCTGCTGCTCGTGCCGCACGCCATCATCCGGCCGATCATCGGCATCGGCCTCCACCACTGGATCCCCATCCAATGGCTCGCCCTGCACGTCATGCTCATCATCCTCACCTTCTGCGTCGCGCTCGCCGCCTACATCATTGCGGACCGCACCGCGCCGGAACCGCCTGAAACATACTGAAAGGAGCCATCATGGCAGACCATGAGACCATTCCGATCGGTCTGGAGACGCAGAACAAGGTGGCCGAGGCCATCTACCTGCGCTGGTATAGCAACGGGGCCCGCCATCCACGCCCATGGAACGAAATGCCCATGGAGGGCAAAGAGCCATGGAGGCGCGTGGCCAAGGACGCCATCAGCACGTTCTTCGACTCTCCCGAGTTCCAGACGTTGCTCGACGACGTGTACGACGAAGGCTACGAGGCGGCCGGAAAGGACACCAGGGGCGAAAACGAAGGCGAGGAGCCGCGGTGAGCGTCAACGTCCCGCTGCATAAATGGCGGTCGGCCGACCCGGCCATCCTGATCGGCCGCCGCTGCATCGCCCGCACCAACGACGACGTCGTCATCGACGGCCGGCTCGAACTCATCCGCCGGCCGGACGGCGCCGCCACCCTCCGCTTCCAGGGCATCGGAAACGACATCATCGACCACGATCCGAACACATGTTCCAACAGCATGAGCGACGGCATACGAAGCCTCGCCATCTACGGAAAGGAATGAAATGCACACCGTCAGAATCGCCACCAACCCACGCAAATGGCGCAGACCCGCACCCTGCCCGGCATGTCGCCAGTCACGGCCGCTCATCCTGACCCTCGGCACCATCTACAACCTCCGAACCCGCCAACCGGTCAACACCATCTACGGCTGCATCTGCCCCAACTGCCGGCACAAATGCATCCTCCACGTCGACGGCAAAAACCTCAAAAAAGCCATCCGCCTCTGGAACCACCACGCCAGCCACCATCAAAGGAACGAACAATGAGAAACACCATCTGCGCCACACTTACCGCCATCACCCTCACCCTCTGCACCGCGCTCGCAGGATGCGGAAGCGCGTCGGAGCCTTCCACGCCAGCGCATGCGGTCAGGTCCGTCGACTCGCAGTGCTCCGCCGGGGCCGACGTATTCACGGAATGCGTCATCACCCTGACCGACACGAGGCAAGTGGACTGCATCGTCTACTCGACGAACGGCAAGCAGGCCGGCCTGTCCTGCGACTGGAGCCATGTGAGCGGCGCGGACAAGGAGCCGGCAAGATGAGCTACAACGTCGTCACCACGGAAGGCATCAGAACGTTCGAGAACATCGACGATGCCGGCGACTACGCGCAGGCCATGTCCCTGAGGACTGGCGAGCCGGCCAAGGTATTCCATGCCGAGACCGGACTCGTCGCATTCACCGTCCGCCCAACCACGAAGGACACGAAATGAGAATCAATTTCAACAGCAAGGATGCCGTTTTCGCCATCAAAGCCGAAAACGAAGAGGAAAAAGCCCAGCTCAAAACGTCGGCGGCCGCCATCTGCAATCTCATCATCGATTTTTTCGACGGTGAAATCCAAGAAATGAAGGCGGCGAAGGAATGAAACGCATCACACTCAAGGACACAAAATGAGCAATCGAAGTTATTTGGTGCCAAGGCCGCCAGCGTTCGACCATGAGCATCCCAGACCGAAGGAGGAAGGCGAGGTGCTGTACTGCGGAAATTGCTCAAAATGGTACGTATCATGGTTTCCTCTCACCGAAGTCAAAACCATATGGGGCCGCCGCCCCGAATGGTGGATACGCATCTTCCACCGCAAACCATACGAGACGATCATCCAGCAAATACGAAGGGAAACGAAATGAAAGACAGTGAAGCAGACATCGCCATCGGCGTGCTCAACAAACTCATCGACCAGGAACTCGAAGCCGTCCGCGCCGCGACAAGGGACGGCAATACCCCCTTCGTCGCTACGCCCAGACCCGACACAACGCCTTCCTCTACGCCAGGGACGAGATCAGGAAGCGCTCGCCGCAGCCGTGGATGAAAGGGGTGCGGGGAATCCGTTCCTGCCGCAGCGTGACGAGTTGGTCACGCAGGATATGCACACCTGCGATTTGTGCGGCCGGTGGTGTTCAAGTCCCGTCTATTCCATAGGCCTCATCTATGGCGGCCAGGCGAAGACATTCACCGAGGTGTGCGCCGACTGCATGTGGCGGTTGAAGTTCAGCCCGGTCCGGACCATCTCGCTGGATGCCTACCGTCTTTTCGAGCAGTGGCGCCTGTCCCAATCGGAGGCCGACGAATGAAAGACCGGACTCCGCATCTGTGCCGGAACGCTCTCGGCACAGCCATCTGCGCCAGCAATGGCATCGGACCATCCCAGGATGCCGACCGGCGTATAGAGCATTGCGTCATCTGCGGCAGGTGGTGGAAGATCTACGCCGTCTCGCCGTACCTGACCATCTGGGTCGAAGTGCCAGCCTGGATGATCTGGCTGTTCTGGCACAGAATCTGGAAGACCGACCATAAATCATCCCACGGAAAGGAACCGGAACAATGAGCGAGGAAACACTCGAACCGCCACTGCCGCCGATCGACGCGCGCACCGAAGCCGTCGCCGAACGTCTGTTCGGACTCAAATGGGCGCTCCGCAAGGACTCCACCGAAATCATCCATGAGAAATGGCGGACCGCACCCGAATGGATCCGCGACGGATACCTGCGCCAAGCCATCGAAGTGCTCGCCGCCGCCGACCAAGCGCAACCCGCGAGCGCCGCCGAATCCGATTATGAGGAGCGGATGCGCGTCGAATACCGTGAATTGACCGCTCGTGCCGGCAGGCTCAGGGACATGCTGCAGCGGTATGCGGATGGCACGCTCGACTTCGAGCTCGTCTGTCCGATCAGCCTGTTGAACAGGCAGCTTGATGTCATGGACGAATACGCCAATCTGCTCCGCCATAGAGCCAAGATCGAACACGTCAACCTCGAAAAACAGGACTCCGCCACCGAATAAACAAAGAACCCGACCTTCCGGCCGGGCTCTGGCATTACCACAAACCAGACTACCACGCCGGAGGGAATCGAACAAATGTACGAACCAACCAACGAATCCCAACCAACCACCACCAACACCACAACAAACACCAGCCAAACAACACCAGCGCTCGCCGGTGTGTGCCTCGTCTGCGGCGGAGGATGCGCTGTCGGCGACACCATGTGCGCGAGATGCGATGGGCTGATGCGCGGCTGGCTGCGGGAATATCCATCATGGTTGGATTCGCTGCATGAGTTCCTGGACTCGACCGCGCACTACGGAGGCCGCCAGCCTGGACGCGTCAACCTTCCAGCCGCGCCGACGCCAATCCGATTGCCGGTGCTCGACCACATGCAGGCCATCGAGGATGCCGCGATCGCACTCTGGCGCCGGTTGTATGCTCCGCCCGCCATGCCTTGGGCTACCTGTGGCGTGCATCCGCCGCTGGTGGACATGCTGCGTGTCTGCGCCGGCAGTCCTCGACTGCGCCGCCTGCCTGACATCGCCGACTTCTACCATGAGTGGGAGTCGATGGTTCGAAAGACGCTGGACATCATCGACGTGCCGCCCTCCAAGCACGGCATCGGAAGATGCCCGAACCCATTGTGCGGTGTCGAACTGTCGGCGCCCATCGACGCGGTCGAGGTCACCTGCCCCGTATGCGGCGGCACTTACCGCGTGGTGGACGTGCGGCTCGGCTTCCTGAAAGAGTGCATCGCATCCGGCAAAGCGTTCACGGCAGGGGAATGCGCCGAACTCCTGCGCGAATGCGGGTTCCAATGCGGCGTGAACACGATCTACTCGTGGCGCAGTCGTGGCAGGATCCAACCAGCCGGCAAGAACGGGAAGGGACAGCCGCTCTACCGTCTCGCCGACGTGCACAGGCAGCTTTCCCGACGCGACTCGATTTGACGTTTCTCGAAGTGCAAGGCATAATTGTCAGTGGATTAGAGGGTTCAAACCGAGGTGACTTGGTTTGAAACCTTTTCTCATATCCACCTTGGATTCTCCTAACTCCTTGGGTTGAGTAACACCGTCCTGTCCGAACGGCATATCGGACACGCTCCGCCCACCCACGTCAGAGTGGGCATACGCCAACAGCGGCAGGCAAGCCAATCCCGCGCTTCCGTGATGCGGTGATGCTCAAACCGCCTGTCCATGCCTTCGTAGGAATCAGTGGCAGATCGCACCGGTCGCAGATCTTCGGATCCTCTTCCTTGCGGCCGCGTGTATGCGCGGGTTCGACTCCCGCCGAAGGCGCTCCACGAATAACCTCGGGGGGGATATCCGCAGATGACGGAATCCCTAGTCGACACGTGGTCGGCCATGCTAGGACTTCATACGAAGGAATAACCATGAGCAAGCGACGCAACGAGCGGGTCAGCAACGGATACCGGCGGCGCATGCTCAGGCAAAGAGTGCTGGCCGCATACGACGTGTGCGCCATCTGCGGCAAGCCAGTCGACAAGACATTGAAGACACCACATCCGATGAGCGCCGAAGTCGACGAGCTCGTACCGGTCTCACGTGGCGGTGATCCATACAGCTTCACTAACTGCAGGCTCACGCACCGCAGATGCAACAGGTTCAAGAGCGACAAGACAGACGAACACGCACGAGCGCTGCTGGCTGGCAGACAGGAAGTGAAAGCAAGCTCGATGCCGTTCAAAACGTTCGGCATCTGACTCCGATACCAGGGCGGGGACCCCGGGTATGCCCCCTCCCGGTCGCCTCGGGTGCAGTGCCGATATTTCTCTTGAAATTTAAGCGTAACGAATTGTGTTACGCATACGTTGAATGAAAGGCGGAATATGGCCTTTTTCAAAGCGTCAGCATCTGACATAGAACGATTTAATAAATACTTCAGAAGCACTGACCCTAGTAAATGTTGGGAATGGAACGGTGCTCATCACCCAAAGGGATATGGCACATTCCGTCTGGCAAAGACGTCCGTTCCGGCACATCGCTTCGCATATGCATTGACTCATAACATGTTTATCCCAGATGGGATGGTGATTGATCATATCTGTCACAACCGTTCATGCGTTAATCCAGACCATTTGAGAGCAGTAACGGTTCAGGAGAATTCCGAATATCGTGTTTCCTGTAATAAGAACAGCAAATCCGGAATCCGTGGTGTCTACTGGCGTAACGATCGAAAAGCATGGCAAGTTGAGGTTATCAAGAATAGGAAGGCATACAAGAGAGGTCCATTCAAGACGCTTGCACGGGCGGAAGCTGCTGCAACAAGATTGCGCGAAGAACTCGGGTTCCTCACTGGTTTTGGAATGAAGGAAACGCAATGATTTGCGAAGTATGCGGTAAGCAATTTAGGCCAAGTGGTAAGGGCAGCCAACAGAAATATTGCTCCGCGAAATGCAGGCAGAAAGACTATCGGCGTCGGAAAAAGAATCGGCCCGCACAGGACCGGAACGGTAAGCCGCCCGTCAAAGCCGTGGAAACGAAACAGAAGCCGGAAAGGGATCTCGACCAGCGGAGCTTCGAGAGGATGATGGACGGCAGCATGCTGGACATGCTGCGCGCCAACCGTGACCGACTGCAGAAGGCCATGGATGACACGTCCACACCGGCAAACGCACTGCCTGCGATCAGCCGCCAGCTCATCGACGTATGCGAACGCATCGAATCACTCCAGGTCGGTGGCCTGACCGACCTGCTGGACGATGAGGAAGACGAGGTGACGGACGATGTCGGAGCGTCGATTGTCTGAAATCGCCAAGGTCCTCCGCCAGCCGGAAGGCATCGTCGGCAGCGAGTTCACGCGAATCAACAAAGCCGCGCGCAAGGCCGGCATCCGTTTCGACTTGTGGCAGCAGGGCTTCTTGTGGCTTCTGTTCGCCAAGAACGCGGAAGGCAAGTATGCGTGTGGCGCGGACGGCGCCGTGCTGTCCAGCTGCAGGCAGATCGGCAAGACCTTCACCGTCGGCACCGCGTTGTTCCTCAAGGCGATACTCACACCGAACCTGAAAGCCATCTGGACCGCCCACCATACGCGCACCAGCGACGAGACATTCGTGGACATGTGCGAGATGGAGCATAATCCAGTGCTCGGCCGGTACGTGGAACGCATCCGCAGAGCAAACGGCCAACAGGAGATCACGTTCACGTCCGGCAGCCGCATCATGTTCGGCGCCCGCGAAAACGGCTTCGGCCGAGGATTGCACAGCGTGGACGTGGCTGTGTTCGACGAAGCGCAGATTCTCACAGTGCGCGCGATGGACAACATGATTCCGGTTTTGAACACGAGTCCTAACCCCCTGGTCGTGTATATGGGCAATCCACCCAAGCCGGGAGACCAGTGCGATGCGTTCACGGAGAAACGCATGCATGCGCTGAACCATGACGGAAACCTCCTCTACGTGGAGCTCGCCGCCGACAAGGACGCGGATCCGGACGACCGCGAACAGTGGGCTAAAGCGAATCCCAGCTATCCGGAACGTACAAGCGAACAGGCAATCATGCGCATGCGCAACAACCTGTCGGACGATTCATTCCGTCGTGAGGCGCTTGGCATATGGGACGAGACCTCCACCGCATACGCCATCAGTCCCGACCTGTGGCAGGCCGCGGCCGTCGACGACGTGCCCGAGGGCGGCACGGTGAGCTTCGGCATCGACATGCCTCCGGACAGGAGCGTGCTGACCATCGGAGCGGCGCTACGGTACGCGGACGGTTCGGCCATCGTCCAGATGGCGAACATCAAGGACGCGCGGCAGGCGGGAACCATGTGGGCCGTGGACTGGCTCGCCGAACGCTGGCCGAAGACCGCCAGCGTGGTCATCGACGCGCAGTCGCCCGCCATGAGCCTGCTGCCGGAACTGAAGAAAGCACATGTGAAGGTCACGGTCACGAACATGCAGGAGATGGGCCGAGCATGCGGCCGGTTCCTCGACATGCTCAAAGCCGGAACGCTCAAGCACCCGCGGGACGAATACCAGCCGCAGCTGGCCGCAGCCGTCAAGGGCGCGACCACGCGCCCATTGGGACAGTCCGGCGCGATCGCCTGGAACAAACTCGGCAGTGACATCGACATAACCCCGCTCGTGTCCACCACACTCGCCCTGTACGGGGCGTGCACGACGAAGCGACATCCGGGAAGACGACAGATCATCGGAGGAATCTAAATGAGCGACATCCAGACAACGGCAGCGCCGGACGGGTGGAAACCTACGGGAGGAGCCGGAACGGTGCCGAAACTCGTCGTACCGACGCACATCGACGGACTCTCCGGTGAGGAGAACGCGTTGCTGCGTGAACTCGCCGAGGTGTGGACGCGCCATGCGAGCCGCAACCGAACACTCACCGCTTACTACGAGGCCAAGGAGCCACTGGTTGATTTTGGACTGACTGTGCCGAAGTCCATCAAGGATCATTACACGCCGCTTGGGTGGGCGCGCAAGGCTGTGGATATGCTCGCCGAGCTTTGCGTGTTCGAGGGATTCGTCTCGCCGGGCGTGGACGACCCGTTCGAACTGCAGGACTTCATGAGCCGCATCGGATTCACTAGCGTTCTGCAGCAGGCCATCCAGACTGCGCTCATTCACGGCTGTTCGTTCCTCAGCGTCGTCCGGGACTTCGAAGGAAGACCGCTCATCCGCACGCATACCGCGGAAAGCTCGGCCGCCGTCTGGGATTACCCCAACCGGCGGGTCAGGGCGTGCATGGCCATCACCGACGTCGACGACAACAATGAGGCCACCGGACTCGTGCTCTACATGCCCGACCGCAACATCAGCGTGCAGCGCCGTCTCGGCTACTGGTGGCGCGTGGACGATGAGCAACCCACCATCGACAACGAGTGCAGTGTGTTCCGCCTCGCCTACAAGGCTACCGAGGTCAAACCGTTCGGACGCTCCCGCATCAGCCGGGACGCTATGGCCATCATCGACGGCGCGAACCGCACCATCGTGCGCGCCGAAGCGAATGCCGAATTCTACGCGTTCCCAAAAATCCTGCTGACAGGCACTTCCGAAGAACTCGCCTCGTTGGGCACGGACGACGCGTTAAAGCTTTATATGGGTCGCTACAACATGATCAGCAAGGACATCGACGGGCAGTCCCCGACCGTGACGCAACTGGCCGCGTCGAGTATGGACCCGCATCTGACGATGCTGAAAAGTTGGGCGGCGATGTTCGCCAGTGCGATGAACATTCCAGCCAGCTCGCTAGGCATCGTGTCCGACGCGAACCCGACGTCCGCCGACGCGACCGAGGCACAACGTGAGGACCTGATTATCGAGGCGCGCCATTGCGACCGGGATTTCGGTGAATCGATCCTGCAGGCAGCCCGTCTTGTGGCACGGATGCAGGATCCATCCGTGCCCGACGAGGAGCTGATGAAACTGCAGGTCGACTGGAAGAACCCGAACACGCCGTCGAGTTCCATGAGCGCCGACGCATTCAGCAAGCTCGCTGGAAGCATCGACTCGTTCGCCAACAGCGAGGTCGGCATGACACGCGCCGGATTGAGCCGAAGCGAGATCGTCCGGCTGAAGGCCGACCAGCGCAAGGCCCAGGCCGGTCAGGTACTCGATCAGATTCGAGGCATGCGCCAACAGACGGAGCAGCAGACCGATACGGCGGCGAGGGAAGGCGGTATGAATGAGCCCGAACAGTCTGAACCTGCCGCCGGAACGACGCAGAAGGCTTGAACTCGACCTCAATGATTTGTACGAGGATTACACGGACACCATGAGCCGCCTGCAGAAGGAGGCCGGCAACAGTGTCTCGGGCCTCGTCTGGGACGGTGAAAGCCAGGAGCTCATCAAAGCGGAGATCAACCGGTATGCCGACGCCGCCAGCAGGCTCGCATCCGACTACTACGGCCACGTACGCGACCTGTGGGCGCAGTACGGCGGAATCGATATGCCGGAATACGAGCCGCCTTCCGTCACCGCCGACCGCGCGGTCTGGCAGATGGAAGGCGGTTTCAACAACACTGACTTCATGGGATTGCACTACAAGGATGTCATTCCAGATGAAAACGGAGCCGTTCACAACAACGCCGGAAGAACCATCGACGACCTGTGGCCCACGTTCGCTGACGAGGAGCAGGCGCTGGAATACGTGCAGAATCTGATTCAGACCGTCGGGCGGCTGACCATGCAGAGGGCTGTGGCCAACGATCCCACCAAGCCTCGCTGGGCGCGTGTGCCGCGAGGGGCTAAGACATGCGCGTTCTGCCTTATGCTCGCCTCGCGTGGCTTCGCCTACCTGAGCGAGGACACCGCCGGACGGCAGATGCAATACCATACGGACTGCGACTGCGACATCGTGCCAAGCTGGGGCAGCAGCAAACTCAAAGGATACGATCCGGACAAGTATCGTGAAATGTACCAGGCAGCCAAGGCTGCGGCCGGCGATGACGGCGACTGGCGTGACACGCTAGCCCAATTGAGACGCATCTATCACGATGAGGTCAATGATGGTGTGACTGCCCAACCGACGATTCGATGGAGCGGCAAATCGATTCCAATCAGTGCTTCCGAACTATCGAGATTGTCGGATTATAGCGTCAGGATGCCTGGAGATAGATTCTCCAACGACGAGAAGATCGCGGCCTTGATGGATTGGACCGGAGACAGCTACAAAAGTATCAACGGCTACCTGTTCGGCGGACGAAACCCGTCGAAAGACGTCATCCATCAGGTCGAATGCATCGACGAAGCGATATCCGACCATATCACCCGAGAACGTTTCACGGTCGACAGGCAGATGCGGTTGTCGACGTTCCACGTCAACGACATGGAGTCGCTTTTCGATTTGAATACCGGTCGCACCTTCGAACACATCGGCTACATGGCCACCAGCATCAAGGAGGGAGGCATTGACGTTGATGGGGAAGACCGCATCGCCACAAGAATCCTGGTACCGCCGGGAAGCGCCGGCGTGTATGTGGAGCCGATCACTCAGCATCCGGGAGAATACGAAATTCTTCTGCCGAGAGGAAGGGCTCTTCGTTTCGAAGGGCTTGGAGCATCCGACGGCAGACCGATCGTTTATCTGAGACTGCTATGATTGAGCCTATGGATCGTTCCGACCGTTTCACGTTTATGCCCGGTGATTTGAAGGAAGTCACCGATGAGCGCCATCTTGCGGAAATCAAACGCAAGTATGGCGATATCTCCATGCCGCAGGACGAATATGAATGGGTCAGGAACGAAGGAAAGAAGCGCTGGTCCGTCGGCGACTATGTGTCGACCGACGAGCTGCGGTCCGAATACGCGCGAAGAAAAGCGCTGGGAAATCTCTGAATCCCAGAAAGCCATCACGTCGAAACGTGATGGCTTTTCTTTTACCTTTCACACCCCAGCGATGGGCGGGGCGCAGCCATGCGCGAAACCAACAAGAATGGCCGTCAACTCGCCGGCGTCAGGCGTGGAAACCAAGAACAAGCAAAGGAGCCACCAACCATGGCAGAAGAAAACCAGACCGGCGCAGACGGCCAACAGGAGCCGGAACAGCGCACTCCGGCCCCAAAGGACGTGAACAACGCGAAGCCGAGGACCTTCACCCAGGAGGAAGTCGACCGCATAATCAACGAGCGTCTCGGCAGGGAACGCGGCAGGAAAAGCGACTACGAGGAGCTCAAGGAGAAGGCCGGACAGACAGCCGACCTCGAATCGAAACTCTCCAAGGCGCTCGAGGAGAACGAGAAGCTCAAAAGCGAAGCCAAACAGGCCGAACACGAGAAGGAGCTCTCCACGATACGCGCCAACGTCGCGGCCAAACACGGCATCACCGACCCGAGCGTCCTCGCGGGCGACGACGAGAAGCAGATCGGCGAATACGCCGAGAAACTCATGAAGGTGTTCGCCGACATGCGTTCCCGAGGAACGGTCGCGGACCAGAGCGCCCGCACCGGACAGGCCAAGACTAAACATTCCAGCCGCGAGGACTTCGTCAACGCCATGAGCAACACGCTCCTGTGAGCCAACCAGCAAACAACATTCATTTGAAAGGACAAACCATGACAGATCCGTCCATGACCCGAAAAAGCAACGGTCTAGACCTCACCCCTGAAACCCAGGCGGAGATCTGGCAGACCGCAAAATACCAGAGCGCGTTCATGCAGCTCGTGCCGGAGATGAAACTGCCCGGCAACGGCGCTCGCGTGCCGATCATCATCGGCGACCCGGAGGCCGCATGGGTCAACGAGGGCGCCGAGAAGCCGAAGAGCGGCGTCACCTTCGGCAAGAAGGACATGCTGCCGTACACCATCGCGGTCATCATGCCGTTCTCCAACCAGTTCCGCCGTGACTTCGGCGCTCTCTACGACCAAGTCGTCGCGAAGGGTCCGGGAGCCATCGCCCGCACGTTCGACAAGACCATCATGGGTCTCGTCGACGCTCCGGGAGCGGACTTCGACACCCTGAAGAGCGCGCAGACCGTCAGCATCGGCAAGGATGTGTGGAAGAACCTGAACAAGGCCGACGACCTCGTGTCCGAAGCGGATGGAACCGTGGACGGTTGGGCGTTGAGCACTCAGGGGCGCAGTGTGCTCCGTCAGGCGACCGACAACAACGGACGCCCCCTGTTCCTTAACGGCACCGCCGCCTCCGACGTGAGTACTGTGCTCGGCAACCGCACCTACATCAGCAAGGGCGTGCACGTGCCTGCCGTGAGCGAGACACCGGGACCTGCCAAGGCAGAGATCCTTGGCGTGTGCGGAGAATTCTCTTCCGCCGCATGGGGCTCCGTCGAAGGAATGCAGACCAGCATCTCCGACCAGGCGTCCATCACCATCGACGGCAAGCAGGTAAACCTGTGGGAGCACAACATGTTCGCCGTCCGAATCGAAATCGAAGTCGGGTTCCGTATCCGCGACATCAACCGCTTCGTCCTGCTCACCGCCTGACGGAGTCCGACATGACGGACGAACCGGACATGTTCGCCACCTCCGACGACCTCGAACGGAGGTGGCACAAGCTCACCGACGAGGAACGTCAGAAAGCCGACACGCATCTCGCGGACGTAACCGACTACATCAAGGAACGCTCGCCCATCTGGCGGCGGCTCCTCGAAGAACGGCCACGCCTGCTGACGAAGATCACCTGCGACATCGTCCGCAGAATCATGCAGGCCGACCCGTACGACATTCCCGGCGGCATCACGCAGATGAACCAGACCACCGGCAGCTTCAGCGAACAATACAGTTTCGGAGCGCCCACCGGCGATCTCTGGCTGCGCGACGACGAGAAACGCATCCTTGGCATCAACGCTCAGCGCGCGTTCAGCGTCGACATGGCAACGGGGGAGACGTCCTAGTGGAAACCATCGAAATCTGGCGCGGCCAGCCCACCACCGACACGGACGGCAACCCCATCCAGGGCAAGCCCGTCCCCGTCGGCACATTCCAGGCGCTGGTCGAACCAAACTCCACCACCGACCAGACCGAGGAGAACGCCAGCCCGCAGACCATCGAATACACGATCCGCATCCGCGGTAGCCAGCCGACCGGCATCCAGGCCACCGACCTGATCAAAGTCAGGGGCCGGCTGCTGCCCGTCAAGGGCAAGCCGCAGGTGTGGGACAACCTCCACGGGCGCCACGTCGGCGACGTGATCACCGTGGGCGAACGGGAAGGATAAGCATGGCCAAACGATGCAGATTCGTATTCAACCGCAAGGCGTTCAGCCAGCAGGTGCTGAAGAACGAGACGCTGCGCTCGCGCATGCGTGACTCGGCCAACGAGGCCGTCACCGACAGCCGGTGCATGGTCCGCGACCATGACGGCAAGAACCGTAGCGGCGTGGCGATCATCTGCCCGGCACCGGTGGAGAAGGCGCACGGCACGCTAGAGGACACGCTCGGAAGGATGCGCGTATGAGCATCCCGGTCACTCCCCGGCGCACGGAACCCCTGCTCCTGCCCAAACTGAGGACACTGTTCCCGGACGTGACGTTCGACACCATCGAACGAAGCGACCTCGAACCTCCCTTCACCGAAGCCACGCTGGCCGACTCCATGCAAGGCATGAGCACCCCAATCTCGCAGTACGTGCGGCTGCGGTTGAGCGTGCGATGCATGAGAGAGGACCATACGGGCGACTGGGACAAGGCCGCACGCGTGTGGGCGGCCATCGCGAGGGAGATCATCGGGCTTGGAAACGTCGCGCCGCTCATCGACGCGTCACTCGAATCCGGGCCGGTACGCATGACGGACGAGGACAAGAGACTGGTGTGCGCGTACGGCGTGCTCCTGCTCGAGGTCACCGTCAACTGAAACACAACCAAAGACAACGTGCCGCCACACGCGAAGAACGGAAAGGTGCAGACGAATGTCTGACAACAACGAAGAAACCACCGTCGCCGCGCAGGGCGCGACCGACTACGGGTACGTGTCCAGCGGCAACACCGCAGGCAACGTGCGCCTGATCAAGAACTACGCGCTGTTCCTGTTCCCCAAGGGCGACAGCACGTTCGTGGCTCCGACCGGAGTGAACTGGACGCCGCCGGCAAGCAAGAAGCCTATCGGCTACTCCACGGAGGACGGCGCCGTACTGCATCCGGAGCCGGGCGACAGCACCGACTACAAGGCCCACAACGGCGACATCGTGCTGTCCGACACGGATCCGGGCTACTGGACGCTCCAGCTCGCCGCGATGGAGGGCCGCAAGGATGTGGTGTCGGCCTACTTCGACGTGGATGTGGAATCCGACGGCGGCATCAGCATCAAGGGCGCCGGCCTGAAGAAGGAGTGGATCCTCGTCCTGGTCGCGCTCGACCAGCAGGACCGTCCGTTCCTCCTGTACGGCACCAACGCGAAGGTGAGCGACCGTGACGACGTGAGCCTGAAATCCAGCGAGATCATGAACTTCAGCATGACGTTCAAGATGCTCAAGGGCACCAACGGCGAACAGTTCCACGCATGGGGCCTCGTCACCGAAAACGCCAAGTAGCCCATCGATTCTTCCCGTGCCGCCGATGGCGGTCGACGGCACGGGATCCTTTTACCAACCGCCAACATCAGAACGGAGCCAACATGAGCGACAACACCTACCACATGGTCGAAGTCGACCTTTCCGACGCCGAGGAGCTCAAACCCGACGTGCACCTCGAGGTCGCCGGCGTGAAACTCGACCTGCCGAACCTCAACAACGCGGAACTGCCCATCGAACTCGTCCAGGCCATCCTCCTGGTCAAAAAGCAAGCCAATGCTCTCCGACGAGGAAACCACGGCCTGCGTGAGCACGTTCCTCGCCTACTTCCAGACGATGCAGCCGAACTTCTGGAACGTGCTGCGCAAGACCAAACGTCCGATGGCCTACCTCACCGCGACCATCAAGGCGTGGGCCGAGGAATCCGGACTGGACCCAAAAGCGTTTACCTCGCCCACCTCTGGAACAACAATCGCGCGGCACTAGCCTACGACTGGATCCGAGCGTACGGGCAGATCTACAGGCCCGTACGCTTCCGGGAATGGGTTGAAGGCCAACGTCCACGAGTCGATTGGGGACTCGCCTGGGCGTTGACCCGCGAAATCCTCAAAGACCATACGAGCCACTCGTGGATGGCGTTGCAGAACGCCGTCTACGTGCCCGACGGAGCCGAACAGGCCATGTGGCTGACCGCTCCCGAGCAAAAGAAACGCCCATGGTTCGACCACGAGCACGACCCGCTCCGCCCGCCAACCCCGACGCACAACCTCACCCGCCGTCAACGCGAGGACAGGGAACGGCTCAAAGCCTACTTCCACATCAACGACGACCTCTGACTCCGACCGCCATCGGAATCCCAACCTACGAATAAGGAAACACGATGGCAGCACAGGACATAGGCGTCGCATACGTCCACGTCGAACCATCCGGCAAAGGATTCGGCAAAAGCATCGAAGGCGACATCGGCGACGCCGTCAACAACGCCTCCAAGAAAAGCTCCAACACCCTCATCTCGAAGATCGGCGGAGCATTCGGCAAAATCGGCAAGGTCGGCACAGGCGCGATCGCCACCCTCGCCGGCGGCATCACCGCATTGGCCGCCAAAGGCGGCTTCACCCGCGCCCTCAACATCGAGAACGCGCAAGCCAAACTCAAAGGCCTCGGCCACGACAGCGCCAGCGTCACCGAAATCATGAACGACGCGCTCGCCTCCGTCAAAGGCACCGCGTTCGGATTGGGTGACGCCGCGACCGTCGCGGCCAGCCTGTCAGCATCCGGCATCAAGGAAGGCGACCAGCTCACCAAGGTCCTCAAGACCGTGGCCGACACCGCGCAGATCAGCGGCAGAAGCCTCACCGACATCGGCATGATCTTCGGTTCCGTCGCCGCTCGAGGCAAACTCCAGGGCGACGACATGCTCCAGCTCATGTCGAGCGGCATCCCTGTCCTCCAGATGCTCGGCAAGCATCTGAACAAGACCAGCGCCGAAGTGTCCGACATGGTCTCGGACGGCAAAATCGACTTCCAAACCTTCGCCGACGCCATGCAGGAAGGCCTAGGCGGCGCCGCACTATCCGCAGGCACCACATTCACCGGCGCCCTGGCCAACGTGAAAGCCGCGTTGAGCCGACTCGGAGAAACAGCCGCCACACCAGTCCTCGACGGCTTACGCGGCCTGTTCAACCAAGCCATCCCACTCATCGACACATTCACCGCAGCCGTCACACCAACCCTGCAAAAAGTCGGAGCGGCACTCCAACAAGGTCTCGAGAACGCGATACCCGCCACACAGGCGAAACTCAAAAACCTTGGCGACACGATCTCCAACATCCCCGGCTTCCAGATGCTCGCCTCGGCGACGGCCAGCCTCAAAAGCCAACTCACTGGCCTCTGGAACGCAATCACATCACTCATAGGCGGACTCAACAATGGCGGCGAAGCCGCCACAATGTTCTCCACAACCGCCGGCGCGCTCGCGGGAGTGGTCGCTTCGGTCGCGCAGGCGTTGTCGAACGCGGCGGGATGGGCGAAGACGTTCGTCAACACGTTCATCGAGACGGGCGCGTTACAGCCGTTCCTTGAAAGCCTGACCGGCGTCATCTCCGGATTGGGCTCGCTGGTTTCCGTATTGGCGGCCGCGGTCTCGCAGGCCTTCGGCTTCAACGACAGCGCGCGCACCGCCAGTTCCGCGGCGCAGAGCTTCGCCGGACTGTTGAACACTTTGACCGGCGTGCTCATGACGGTGGGAGGCTGGCTGCAGTCGGTCGGACAGTGGGCGCAGCAGAACGGCGCACTGGTATCCGGCGCGTTGAAAGCCATCACCATTGCATTGCTCGCGGTCAAAGGCTGGGATATCGTCTCGGCCGGGCTGAAGACAGTTTCCGGTGGACTGAAGGCCATTTCCGCGACTGCCTCCGGTGTGGAGAAGACCGCCACGGCCACGTTCGATTTGATTGACAAGATCTCCGACGCGGGAAGCGCGGCTGGAGCACTGAAGCAACTCGCCGGCTCGTTCAATATCGTCAAGGCCGCCCAATCGGCGTGGAGCTCGGTGACCAAGGCTGCTACCGCCGTGCAGCTGGCATTCAGCGCTGCCTTGGATGCGAATCCGATCGGCATGCTTGTCGTAGCCATCGGCGCGGTCGTCGCCGCACTGACATGGTTCTTCACCCAAACCGAAACCGGCAAACGACTCTGGAACAGCTTCGCCACATGGTTCATGGGAATCTGGAACCAGATCAGCACCGCATGCCAGCCAATCCTGCAAGCCATCGCCACATTCATCACCCAGACCATGAGCCAAATCCAACAAATCTGGCAAACCGGATGGACACTCATCACCACCATCCTCCAAAACGTCTGGAACACAATCGGCCCCATCATCATGACCGCACTCACCGCGATCATCACCGGCATCCAAACATTCATCACCACCATCACACCACTCCTGCAAGCCGGAATACAGAACATCCAAACCATCTTCCAAACCGCCGCCACCATCATCAGCACGGTCTGGAACGGACTATGGAACACCATATCCACCGTCGTACAAGGCGCATGGACCATCATCGCCACAGTCATCAGCACCGCACTCACCGTCATCCAAGGCATCATCCAACTGGCGCTCGCGGTCGTCAACGGGAACTGGAGCGCCGCGTGGTCGGCCATCCAGGGCATCGTGTCGGCAGTGTGGGGCGGCATCCAAGGCGTCGTCTCCGCCGGCATCGGCATGGTCAGCGGAGTGGTATCCGCCGCATGCTCGACAATCCGGAGCGTGTGGGCCGCGTTGTGGGAATGGCGTCGGAAGCATTGTGTCGAGCGTCTGGGGCGGCATCGTCGGCACCGTAAGCAACATGGTTGGCCGTGTCGGGAGCGTCGTGAGCGGGATCGGCGGAACCGTCCGGAGCGCGGTGTCCGGCGCGGGAAGCTGGCTCGTCAGCGCGGGACGCAACATCATCCAGGGATTGATCAACGGCATCACAGGAATGGTCGGCTCGTTGTATTCCAGCATCACCAACGCGTTGTCGGGCTTGGTGGACAAGGCCAAGAACGCTTTGGGCATCCATTCCCCGTCGCGTGTGTTCCGCGACGAGGTCGGCGTGATGGTCGGACGTGGCATGGCATTGGGCATCGACGATTCCGCGCATGTGGTCAGCCGTTCCATGGATTCGCTCGTCTCCACGATGAGCCTCTCCGACGCGGACTGGTCGAAGACCGGCAGGCTGAACGTCACGGCCGGCACCGGCGCCAATGCCGGCGACGGCGATCTGCGGGAACTCATCACGGCGGTCGAATCGTTGCACGACGACCTCGGATCGATCATCGCCAGGTACACGCCGACGATAGGGGACCGCGACTTCGCAAGGAAGGTGAGAAGTGCAATCGCTTGAATACGTGTGCGCGGCCACAGGTGAGCGCATCGGCTTCGAGGGGCCGCTGTACGGCGAGACGCTCACGGGACTGCGCGCCCGCGTCTGGGACTACAGCCTCGCCTCACGTGGCATGACGGGCATCACCCGCAAGGCACGCGAGGCGACAGTCACCGTGAAGATCCACGATTCTCCAGCCACGCTCGACCTACTGCGCCGCCTCGCGGACGCCGACATGGCATCCGGGAACCCGGGCACGCTCATCGCCGACGGCGAGTGGAAAGCCAAAGCGTGGATCACGAAAAGCGACCCGCAATCCATCACGCCCACGATGGTCGAGACGCAGTTGACCATCGTGCTGGCCGATGGCGTGTGGCGCCGTCCGACCATGACGCATTTCACGCCGCGATACGATTCCGGAACCGCCGACCTTGACTATCCATATGATTATCCGCATGATTTCGCCGGCATGGCATTGGGTGTCGAGATCGTCAACGACACGTCCATCCCGCAGCCGGTCAAGCTCACGATATTCGGACCATGCGCGCAACCGTACGTCATCATCGGAACCAACCGGTACGAGGTCGACGTGACCGTGCCATCCGGCTCGCGTCTGGAAATCGACGGCACCGGCGATGTCAGGACCGTCACCATGGTCAGCGGCACAGGTCTCGCCACAAACTGCTTCGCGCAGGCCGTGCGAGGGTCGGGCAAGGATTCCGGCCGGTACGTGTTCCAACCGCTCGCGCCCGGAACACAGCCGATCAGCTGGCCGGGAGGATTCCAATTCGACTTGACGGTCTGCGAGGAAAGGAGCGAACCGCCATGGACCTGATCGTCACCGACGCCACAGGCAAACCCGTGGCGAGCCACGCCTCATACACGCTCGACCTCGCGTTCGGTAGCGGGGAGAACGACTTCGACCTGCAGGTCGAAGACGCCGCGCTCAAGGCGGGGAGCCGCATCATGATCGACGGCACCGAGTACGGCGGCATCATCGACGACACGGATGTCGACGTGGACGGAGGCCTGTCCACCGTCACATGGCATGGCCGCGACTGGCATGGAGTGCTCGCCTCGAAGATCATCGAACCGGACAGGAACAACGATTACCTCACCCTGTCCGGCACGATTCCCGTCATCATGCGCACGCTCGTCAGCCGTGCGGGACTGCAAGGCCTGTTCACCGTCACCGACGAAAGCGCCGACCACAAGACCACCTGCCAGTTCGACCGGTACGTGGACCTGTACAGCGGTCTGGTCAAGATGCTCAGGGCAAGCGGACTCAAACTCCGGTTGCGTAATGACGGCGACAAGGTATCCATGAGCGCCATGCCCGTCCGCACGATCGGCGACAGCATCGACTCGGACCTCATCGACTTCACCGCCAAACAGGCGGCGCACCCGATCAACCATCTCATCTGCCTGGGCAAGGGCGAACTCAAGGACCGTACCGTCATCCACTGGTACGCCGACGCGAACGGCACGTTCAGCCACACGCAGACCCTCAAAGGCCTTGACGAACGCACCGCCACATACGAGTTGTCCAACGCCGAAGCCGACGAGCTCGAGGGCAAGGGCAGGCAGAAATTCCAGGAACTTCGGAACACCAGCACCATCGACGTGGACATTCCCGACGGCATCGACGCGGACGTTGGCGACCTGGTCACGGGCCGTGACAACAACACGGGCCTCGTCGTCACTGCCGAGATCTCCAAGAAGATCGTCAAGGTTTCGGGAGGCGTGCTCACCGTCACCTACGAATCCGGAGGTGCCAGCGCCGGCGGCAACAGCGGAGAATCCTCCATCGGGGATGGTGGCCACGCCTACTACGCTGGAGCCGGCCTCAAACTCGACGCCTGGACGTTCAGCGCCGACGTGACCAGAAACGACATCGACTCGCTCAACAACGCATTGTCGGGTAAACAGCCGAAAGGCGACTACATCACCGGCCTGAAAATCGGTTCGGTGGACACGCTCGCAGCAGGCGCGCAGGCCAGCGCGTCGCTTACCGGAGATGGCAGCGACAAGACCCTGAACCTGGGGCTTCCGACAGGCGGTCAGGGCGCGCAGGGGCCAAAAGGTGAGAAAGGCGATCAGGGGCCGCAAGGCGAAAAAGGCGAGAAGGGTGATACCGGGTCCAGAGGAGCGACTGGAGCGGCCGGTGAACGCGGTCCACAGGGCTTGGCAGGCCCGGAGGGGCCACAAGGTCTGCAGGGCCTGCGCGGGGAGAAGGGCGACGCTGGAGCGGCCGGTCCTACAGGGCCGCAAGGCCCTGCAGGTCCAACCGGTCTAACGGGGTCCACCGGCCCGCAAGGACCGGTCGGACCGGTTGGTCCGCAAGGCAAGCAGGGAATACAAGGTGTGCAGGGACTGCAGGGCCCACAGGGGCCGACAGGACCGCAGGGTGCCAGCGGCGTGACGGCGCCAACTTCCGGATTCTTCACACTGCAGGTCGACCCGAACGGAGACCTGTACGCCGTGTACGCGGATACGACCACCGCGTCGGCGGCTCCAGTATCCTACGATCCGGCGACGGGAGACCTGTACTACATGATCAATGACGGAAAGTAAGGAGCGCATATGACGAAGATTCTGCTCGGCAACGTCAAAGGCCCCAAGGGCGACACCGGACCGCAAGGCAAGCAGGGAGTGCAAGGACCGCAGGGCCCTGCCGGCGCCACTGGCGCGACCGGGGCCACCGGAGCGAAAGGAGAGGCCGGCCAACGCGGCGAGACCGGGTTGCCTGCCTTGATCATCACACGCATACTATCCGGATACTGGACGTCCGCATGCTCGGATTTTGACTGGCAGACACTCAGTTTCAACCGTGCCCCGGTCGTAGGCGAATACTTCTTCGCCATGACCAACGGCGGCAAGAACCTGATGTACGCACAGATCACAGCCACCGGGAAAAACGTGACGTTCAAGCCAGTCTCGAACACAAGCCTCGTCGGCCCGAAGGGCGACAAGGGCGAGACGGGCATGAGCGCAAGCCAGGCGTTCATCGCCGCCCACCCGGTCGGCTCCCTCTACTGGACCACCGCCACAACAAATCCGGGAACCACCTACGGCGGCACTTGGAAGGAATGCAACACCATCCTTCCGGGACACATCTACCGGCGCACAGCCTGAAAGAGAAAGGAACATCAATGGCACGAACCACGAACATCACCAGATACACCTGCGACCGATGCCACGCCTCCGCATACCTCGCCGACGGTGACCCACGCACCTCCAGCGACTGGCACGACATCACCCACACCACCGTCGACGGAGTCGCACAGGGCGCGCTCGTCTGTACCGCATGCTGGCAGACGTTCAAAGCGCTGGCAGCCACGCAGGACGCCGCCTACGCCGCATACCTCAACAACACAACAGATAGGAAGGAATGACCATGACCATGAATCTCATCACCGGCAAGGCCGGCGCTCCGCACATCACATCCAGCGACCAAGGAGCCATGCAGGCCGGACTGGTCGGAAACGGCAACTACCTGCTGCAAGGCAGCGACGGCAAATTCCCCGCCGTGACCATGCAGTCAGCAAACAAAGCGCTCATCCCGGTCCTCAACCTTGTGATCGAGGACGATACGCACGCGTCACCGCGGCGGAAACCGTCACCATCGAAAGCGGAGTCACAGGACGGAACCGCAACGACCTAATCTGCGTGAAATACACGCGAGACTCGAACAACATCGAAACGATCGCGCTCGCGGTGCTGAAGGGCACCGCCACCAGTGGCACGGCGGCTGACCCCACGGTACCGTCGGGTAGTATCCTGAACAATTCCGGCACCGTATGGATTCCGATCGCCCGCATTCCAATCAGTGGCATCACCGCTGGAACTCCTGTCATGCTTGTCAAGCAGTTGCCTCCGATGAGCCAGCTGTGGGATTCCGTAACCCAGACGCTTATCACCTGCCAGTATGGCAAGGTGACGGGCGTGAAAGCCGGGAATGTGGTGCAAATCCTCGTGGAATGGAAGAGCGCCGCCACGGCATCATGGGATACCGGCAATTTCGGCGTCCTGCCGGCTGGCTGGCGTCCATTGATTACGACGAGGTGGGCGTACAGTGGGCGTGACGGTAGCAGCCAACGAGATTTCACCATACTGCCGGACGGCAAATTCACCTACAGGAATCTTGGTGGCAGCCAGAACGGAGAGGGTTTCGTCACATCCGCCTCGTACATCACGGCTTAAACCGTCGTCACCGGAAACGATACGTTGCCGACATGCCATGTGTTTGCAGGAATGGTCGCATCATACGCGGGACGGAAATACACGCTGCTGCCGACCACGTAAAGCAGCCGATTCTGCATCTGACTGCCCTGCTGACTGTCCACGAACACGCCGAAACCTTCCATTACGGCCCGCACGTCCATGCTCGCCAAAATCGTTGAATCCCACGCCCTCAGCCCGAACTGGCCTTTGTTGACCCACCGGCAGTAGATGGTCGCCAAGCCATTGACGACGCATCCACTGATTGTGAATTCCGGGTCGGAGGTCAGTTTCGTGAAATGAATCGGGGTTACGGAATGCTATTAAAAATGGATTTCCACGATTCCACCTGTGACAGTAATTTCAGGACCAACGAGCAGATTGACTGTCCCATCAGGTGCAATCGATACTTGGACCGAACGTTGCAGGTATGACGGGTGGATGAATGGAATCGCCACTGTCGTTCCGGACGACAGTGTGGCTCTGCCATTCAAGGACTTGATCGCATTTGGGCTAGATACCTTACCGATTGGGTATATTCCGCCATTACTGTTGCCGTTGCCGTTGCCAAATGGGAGGGTTACGGAAAACTACTGCTTCGCGTCGAAGACGTGGACAGTCACGGCGATGCGATAGCTCAGCGACGTGCCGCTGGCGTTCCATGCGACAAGCTGAAATCCTTTTGCCGAATGACTGTTCGTAATCATCGAGATGTTGTTGAACGACGGCACTTTGTTTTTATCGTTGTTCATCAACTGCAATTCGACGGAGTATGAATTCCAGTTTGCCGCTTCGATCGGCAGTTTGATGTCTATTGACGTGTTCGTGTTCGGCTTGAAGATCATGGACGTGACGCAGTAGGCGTCATAGCCTCTAGGGCGCGCGACTACAACCCAGTCATCCATCTGGGTTACGGAAAGCTATGCGACCCCGATAATGAGCCGCTCCCATGCCCGCTGCAGACTTCTCAGCACGGACAAATCGGGGCGGAGATAGTAGCGGGCGGTTGTCTTGATGTCGCTGTGACCGAGTTGTCGTGCGACCACTGAGATATCGGCTCCCGCAGCGATTGCCAGAGTGCCGAAGGTGTGCCTGAGGTTCCTTGGCGGCACGCAGGGGAGTTTCATGCGTTGGCACCATGACGTGTAATGAGCTGCCACCTGGTTGGCGTTCAGATCGCCGACCAGCCTGCCGGTTCTGCCGTGGCGCAATTGCGCGAGCCGTTTGACTGCGAACCGTGGTAGTGCGACCGTCCGTCGGCTCTGGTCGGTCTTCGGGTCGGTGACCGTTTCATGTCCAGCGACCCATTGCACTGACCTTTTGACGGTCACGGTTCCCCGGCGTAAATCCAAGTCGGCCCATTCAATGCCGATGGACTCGCATCGGCGCAGTCCCGCGCAGACGGAGACCAATAACCAGGCTTCCAACGCGTGACCGTAGAAGCCTTTGAGCAGCCGTCTTACCTGTCTGGCGTCGAGCACGCGCGGCTCATACCGCCGCAGGTGCGGCAGTCTGATTTCACGACGTGTCACGTCATTGTCGGTGACTCCCTTGCGATAGGCGAGTCGGAGTATCGCCCGCAGCACGGCCCACGCCTTGCGCGCGGCGCCGGCCTGATTGAACGAGCCAAGCCACTCCTCGATGTCGTTCGCGGTGATCGACTCCATGTCGACGCCAGCCCATTTCGGCTGGATGTGGCAGCGGTAGGCCGACTCGTAGCCCACCCTCGTGCACTCGCGAAGCTTCCCGCAGGAGGGCCACCAGACCTCATCCACAAACGTTCCCAACAACATTTCAACCTCCAAAATCCCACACGTAGTTATCGCAGCTTCCAACGGTAGCCACGTGTGGGATTTTCCTTTCGGAAGGATTCCCAATGAGCCAGGAAACCATCGTCGCAATCGTTATCGCCATCATCGGCAGCGGAGGCAGCGGCGTGTTCGTCACCTGGATTCTGAGCAAGGTCGACCAACGTCACGATCCACTGCATGAGGCGTCAGGGAACTGTTGTTCTGCAAACTCGAGGCTCTGCACCGTCAGATGGTCGATGCAGGTGGTATTGCGAGCATTCCGTTGAAGCAAAGCGCGGAACGAATATATGCCGCTTACCACGGTCTGGGCGGCAATGGAACCGGAACCTCGATGATCCAAGACATACGTGACGCGCATATCGCGAACACAGATTGAAAGATTCAAAAGATTTCCACACCGTCCGTACAAGGCGGACGGTACGGACAAAGGAAAGGAGAGGAATTGAACATCCTCAACAAAGGCAAACCGAGACACAAGCACATGAATCCACGCCGACAATGGCGCAAGCTACTGACCGCGCTCACGGTCGCCATCTCCATGGCTGTCGCGCCAGCCGCGATGGCCGACATGAACGGATACGACATCTCGAACTGGCAGTGCGGCATCGACACCGCGACCGTGCCGGCAGATTTCGTCATCGTCGGTACCACATGGGGGTCCGGCGGCGTATACGGTGGTTGCCTGTCCAACGGCGTCAACACCGACGCGAACCGGCAGCTCGCCGGCGCCGTCAACAGCGGCAAGGAGACCGGCGTCTACCATTACGCGCGCGGCGGCAACCCCGAGACCGAGGCCAGGTTCTTCGTCGACAACGTGCGAGGATATATTCGCAAAAGCGTACTGATCCTCGACTGGGAGGCGCAGGACAACGCCGCCTGGGGCGACAAGCAGTGGCCACGCAGGTGGGCGCGCGAGGTCAAGCGACTGACGGGCGTGAACCCCATCATCTACACGATGGACTCCGGCTACTGGCAGGTCGCCGGCATGGAGACCGAACTAAACTGCGGCATCTGGATCGCCCAGTACGCCACGAACATGGTCACCGGTTACCAGACTGCGCCGTGGAATATCGGCGCCCGCGGCGAGGTCATGCGCCAGTACACGTCCAACGCAGTCT